CAGGGTAATGCAGGGAGGAAGCCGTAGGTCTGCTATCTATGCCAGCTTAAACTGGCAGCATCCAGACATAGATAAGTTTCTTTCGAGTAAGAACTGGTATGACATGCCTGTAGGAGATACAGGATTTAGTATAGGTCAGGTTAAAGAACAAGACTTTAACTACATTGCTCCTTTAGACATGACCAATATCAGTGTGAACTACGATACTGATTGGCTTCTTAATTATTGGAGAACAGGAGATGTTGGGGATACTTTTAGGAAGAATATTCGACAAGCCTTATCAACAGCAGAACCGGGCTTTTCATTTAACTTCTTTGAAAAAGAAAATGAAACATTACGCAACGCTTGTACTGAAGTCACGTCAGCAGATGATTCGGATGTTTGTAATCTTGGCTCTATTAACATGGGTCGTATTGACAATCTTGCAGAGTTTTCAGACATAGTTGAGTTAGCTACTAAGTTTCTTTTATGTGGCACATTACGTGCTAAACTACCTTATGATAAAGTTTATAAGACAAGAGAGAAAAATCGTAGGCTAGGTCTTGGTCTTATGGGCTTACATGAATGGCTGATTAAATCAGGTAATAAGTATGAAGTTACAGAAGAGCTTCATAAGTGGCTGTCGGTATACAAAGGAGTAAGTGATCACATCAGTTCTAAGTTTAGTAATACTCTTAACTGCAGTGCTCCTGTTGCTAATAGAGCGATTGCTCCTACAGGTTCCATTGGTATATTAGCTGGAACTTCTACAGGTGTTGAGCCTATCTTTGCTGTTGCCTACAAACGTAGGTATCTTAAAGGCGGTAATCGTTGGCACTATCAATATGTAGTAGACAGTGCAGCCCAAGAGATCATTGATCTTTATGGTGTTAATCCTGATAGCATTGAGTCTGCTCTTGATCTTTCTGAAGATTATAAAAGAAGAATAAAGTTTCAAGCAGATGTTCAAGACTATGTAGACATGTCTATTTCATCAACTATTAATTTACCTCAGTGGGGAAGCAAGTTTAACAATGAAGACATTATCGATGAGTTTTCTGATACTCTTGCTTCTCACGCTCACAGGCTGCGCGGTTTCACTGTGTACCCTGACGGGTGCAGGGGAGGCCAGCCACTTAGCCGTGTGCTTTACAAAGAAGCTGTAGAAAAACTAGGTGAAGAGTTTGAGGAGAGTGTAGAAACTCATGATATTTGTGACATCACTGGACACGGCGGTAGCTGTGGAGTATAACAAGTATTATGATTAGCTATCAAAATTATTGGAGCAGCGAGGAAGCCCTGTCGAATAAGTTCTGTGATGATCTTATCTTGCTTTCTCGTAATTTTATATCGGAAGATGCTACGACAGAAGATAAAGTAATTGATGACGATATTAGAAAAAGTAAGCTATCATGGATAGATGATGCAGACTTATCCGATATATTCTTCAAGTGTATGATCTTAGCAAATCAGGAAGCAGGTTGGAACTTCGATATCACAGGATGCGAGGTGATGCAGTTCTCAACTTACTATGAGGGAAACCACTACGGTTGGCATATAGATACTCTGGAACGTGAGATTATTCCTGAGAAAGTTCGTAAGCTCTCTTTAGTTGTTACTCTCAATGATGACTATGAAGGCGGTGAGTTTCAGTTTAGCTGGGGCAAGCCTTCAAAGTCTTACAACAAAAGAATTATAGATGTTCCTGAATTAAAAAAGAGAGGAAGCATTATTGTCTTCCCCTCTTATCTCTGGCATCGTGTTAAACATGTAACACGAAATGAAAAGCATTCTATTGCTCTGTGGGCTTATGGTCCTTCGTTTCGCTGATATCAACCATTGATACATCAGCCAGTTGAACTTCATAATTCATAATCTGTTCGTCTAACTTCTCACGTTGATATCGAAGAACTTCGAGCTTTTGCTCGATTGCTGCCTCTTTGTATTTGTTTGCCACACGCTCCGACATCTTAAAAGATTTCTCCATCTCCTTTGCAAAAGAAGAAGTATAAGAAGCGTAGTCATATGGTAGTGTTTTTGAAAAATAATTGATATGCATATCAACCTCTATTAGTTAAGCATTGATTTTATGTAAGCCTTTAAAAGCACTTACTATATTAATATAACACAAGACTCTTATTTTGCAACGCCTTTAAATTTTTCGAAGGTTCTGAGGCCTCCCAATCCCAACATTCCCATCAAGACAGGCATCATCTCTCCCATATCCATAGCAGGTAAATCCATTAAGTGTCCTGTTTGTGCAAGAATAAAATTAAGAATAGGAGTGATAACATACGTCCATGCGAGTGCAACTCCGCACGACCAGCCGATAAACGGTCTCCAACCGCTCACCCAAATAGAACGATGAGCCGCCTCAGTCTTGTTTATTTCTAGCTGACCCACATCAATCTTAGCGAGGTGTGCTGCTAGTTGCGACTCTATTTCTCGTTGAGCTTTTGCTTTAGCTTCTTTGTCTTCAGGCAGAAATCTTCCGACAATATCTGTTACAGCAGGAAGAATACTAGGTAAGAGTGCTTGTATCATTTCTTGCCAATCTTATTTTGAAAAGCGGTTGCACCAAAGTATGAGGCCACAAGACCACATAAAGCAAGATAAGCCATCTCCATAACAAGAGCTTTCTCGTATCTCTCAGGCCAGATTAAAACTGCCATAGTCATAGCTGTTATCAGAGTAAGAACAACCCAACACATTCTTCGTCTGTTAGATTGATATGCTTCTTTATCTGCAATATTTTCACTGTTTGACATTTTTAGCTCCAAACTTCTACTCTGGACTTTAGTCCTTTTTCATACTTTTCTAGTTCTTCAACTACCCATTCAGGAGTTTTGCATATATCACAACTGCAAGTCTTACAAACTTCTATCTCTCCGTTTTCTTTGTCTACTTGCTTACGAAGAGAAGTCCAACAATGACGCTCATGACCACAGTTTTCGCATGTAATCTTAACACCTTCAGGAATAAATTTAAACATTAGGATGTGCTCCATTATGCATACGATACTGCCTATCTACATCTCGCTGCAGTTCTTTAATATTTGTTTTAATTTCTGAAATCTCTCTATTTTGAGCAGCTAGATTATCAGGACTTAGAATATCTTTAAAGACATTGAGTTGATTTCTAATAACACCTTGATGGCTTTCTAAATCATCAATTCTTTTATCTATAACTCTTAACCTTCTTTCTATGTCTAGCAGCGATTCTAGTATTGCTTTGATCTGCATCTTACCAACAGCGGCAGCACCAGCGACACTGAATATGATTCCACCAATCGTAATCAGAAACTTAATATCTATGGTTCCATCCATTTTAATATAAGCCTCTTGTTCCTGATTCTTTTAAATAAACGAGAAGAGCTATCATACCAATAAGAAATAAACTAACTCCTATAATTTTAACAGATTCGATTAATATTTTTTCCCACAGAGCTTTTTTGCCTAAAGCCCTTTGTAACTCTTCTTCTTTCTTCTTCTCTTTAGCCTTTCTGATTCTTTCTTTTTTCTCTTCAATTAATTTTTTCTGTTCCTCTAATATCTCATCCCATGTACCAGCACCGAACCTTCTATTTATTTCTATAGACAGCTTTTTAATCTCTTCATCATGCTGCTTCTCTGCGAGCTTAGCTGCTGCTACGTTAGCCAGTGATGTTTCATCTGAATCATCGCCGCCTATTCTAAGCTTTAAAAACTTTGCCCATTTATTATTTTTTAAATTCTTATTTTTTCGAGCATCTTTTACACGTCGCTTTGCTGCATTGTGCGTTGTAAATAGCTTATCAAGATGCCCTGCTATGGCACCTACATCATCAGCAGTTGCGAGAGCAGTCCTGACTCCGCTAACGGCAGACTTAACGGCGGCGAATCCACCTGTAATTGCCGCTAATGTAATCGGGTCCATTGAGTATACTCCTTTACGGAGTCATACTACTCCGCTTCGTTATTATCTAAGAGAGATATCAGATCATTTTTAATTCTATCTAGTTGCAGGTAGACAGCACTAACAGCTATTGATCCTGCAAACCAATCAGCGACTGCACCATCTTCTTCAAACGCAAGAAAGACTCCACCAACCATTTTATCATTTTCTTTGATAGATGAAAATATCTCTTCCATAGAAGAGACTAAACTTGCATGTGCGTCTTTAGTTTTTTGTTCTGATATGTTTTTATTTTGAACAGGAGAGATGGTAAAGTTAATAGGAAAATCTACAATATTACTATTATCGTCATCAGACATTCAATATTTCCTTCCAGTGTGGTCGAACATATCCTTTCTTAACTCTATCTCTCCAGATAGCTGCAACAAGCCCACCACAATGCATGTCAATTGTCATGTCAATAGTCTTATTATCCAGCATAGCTTCAATATCTTGAGCCATAGCAAGAAGCTCTCCTGTCACCCAGAACTTCTCTTCCTCGTCTCCGATTCCAACCTTGATCCATTTAGCACTGCCCGACTCTAACTTCTCTGTCTTATCTTCAGGCTCTCCCTCAATGCATCCATCAAATCCAAAGAGATCAAAGTTTCTAAATCCTAGTACATGAAATAAACCGACTGCTCTCGTAGCCGCACATGTTCCACCAGTGATCAACATAGTATCTCTGAGAGGAGGCCAGTGTTGAATAGCTTGCGAGAAAGCATCCCATCCATATGTGTTATCCGTCTTACTCAATAAGTAATCAACGACAGAAACATCTGTCATAGACGCTATAAAAAATTTAGTTTCTTTTGGAATCTTCTTAAAGAGATCACGGCGTTTCACTCCATGAGTAGACATTCCATCAATGGGTCTAGGATCGAGAACAATGCAGCCCCAAGGAGTAATACCTTCTTTCAATAGAATAGGAAGAGCATGTTTAACACAGACAACTAAAGCATTCTTTTCTTTAATTTTCTCCTTTAGCTTATCCATATTCTTTTTCAAAGATGGGCCAGCAGAGACAATAATCATATTCTCATCAGTAGGAGCACCAGTCTCCTTTATCCATCGATCCATCTTATTTTTATTTGCAGTGATGCTTTCCTGAATATACTCATCAGGCATAGAATCGTGCGGTTGAACCTTGATAGGTGTTCTGTCTTCTGTTGGAACAAGGAGCATCTCAGGAGGATCGTCAAGATTTTTATCACAGACAACCAGAGCAAAGTTTGTTATTCCTCCACCTAGTACTCGATCATTCGATCTTAAAATTTCTTTTCGATAATCAGGATCAACAAGATGATCGTATACGTGATTTGTTCCACACATTTCTGGATCGACTTCTTTACCTTCGGAGTCAGCAGTAAAGTAGTCATCAATAACAACAACAGGAATATGTTTTAGTTTAAGGTAATCAGAAGAACAAGTAGCGATGCTATGCCCACCGTCAATGTAAGCAAAATTAGGTTTAATGTTATGAGTGCTACAGAAATCATGATTGTGAACAAGGTTAAGAGTTTCTTTAGAATCTCCTGCAAAAAGACAGAATGTAAAAAACTTTCCATCTTCTCTTACTTTTTCTGCAAACTCAGTAAGTTTCTTTGTGACTTCTTCTTTTGTATGGTGAGCCTTTGTATTAAGTTCTGCTTTATCCGTTTCTTCTGTAGCGTAATCAAAAAGATCAAAACCAGTATAGTGAACAACATTCGATTTATTAAACGCCGCAGTTGCCATTTGTATAGCGCGATCACCATTCCACGTTCCTACTTCAAGAATATTA